TGGCTTTCTCATTGTCTCACCAGAACCATCAGCAATTCTTTTTCTTTTAGCATGGATGTTTGCATATAAACCTTTCTTCTTAGAAGGCTTCTTCAGTTTTAATGAATCGTACTGATTAGTTTTGTTAGGCATGGTTAGCATTTCCAACGTTTAAGGGCTAAAGCTTTTCTTGTTAGTTTTCCATTTGGCTTTTTCATTGGCCCTGGAATACCTAACATCCGAGCACAGAAAGATTTTTTACGTGGGCCTCCTCCTGGTTGTGGTGCTTTTAAATTAGAACCTGTGGCTTTGTTGTATTTACGACGACCTTTAGCAGTAAGGCCACCCTTTCTACTTTTCTCACCACGGCCTAAAGATAGGCTGACACTTTTTGTCATTTATCTTTTAAAAGAAAAGAGGAGAGTACCAACCCCATACCAGATTGATACTCTCCATATGCATTTAAGATGCAGACAATTTAATTGTAGCTGCTGCTTCTGGTCTTAGGATTCCATGACCAAGAGCATATTTCGCAACCATCAATGTACCTTGATA